ATCCTGTTCTTTTTTCTGGTGATAATAATATTTATGAGATTGCCACTCCTTATTCATTGATTGGTATAGGAACTTTTAGTTCATCATTTACTCAGGACAAGTTTTCAGTAATATTTAAACCACATAGTAATTTTGAAAATGAAAATATTTCAATAAGATATTATAATGAAATATTCTATAGTTTCTTGGATGAGATAAACTTACCACAAAATCTTTCTATTAATCCATTATTAGAGAAAGTTAATGTTGCAAAACATTTTGGAATAAATTCTAAAGATAAAAACAGATTAAATTTTAATCTGAGATATAAAGAAACTCCAATATTTGCAAAAACATTTGATCCTGGAGATTCTGATATATTTAACCAATCAACAGGAGTTTTCACAATTCCAAATCATTTCTTTAGCACTGGAGAAAGGTTGATTTATACTCCAGGATCAACTTTTATTGATGTTGGTCAGAGTGCTATGGGAATCCCACCAGCATCAATAACAGATGCTGGAATCACAACAGATAAATTACCATCAAGTGTTTATGCTATTAAATTGAGTAATGATACTTTCAAAATAGCTCTTACAAAAATAAATGCTGAAGGATCTACCGCAGTTACTATTACAGATATTGGAGAAGGAAATGCTCATACATTTGAAATGTTTAAGAAAAATGAAAAATCTCTAATTACTATTAATAATTTAATTCAGTATCCATTATCTTACACTGGTATTGCACATTCACTTTTTGGAAATGGTGGGCAAATTGGAGTTGGTAATTCATTCTTCACATTGAGTGGAATTAGTTCAATAAAACCGACAGATTTGTTGAAAATTGATAATGAATATATGAAAGTATTAAACGTTGGGATAGGTACAAGTAACTCCGGACCAATAACATTTACATATGGTGATAAAAATATTGTTGAAGTTGAAAGAGGTTTTGTTGGAACTTCAGCAACTTCACACTCAGATGATTCTGAAGTAAAAGTTTTTGTAGGATCATATAATATAGTTAAAGACCAAATATATTTTACTCATCCACCAAGAGGAAATATATTTGATCTAGTTACCAATGATGAAAGAAATTTAAAGAGGTCGAGAGCATCTTTTAGTGGAAGAGTATTTTTAAGAAAAGATTATTCTTCCAATGTTATTTTTGACGATATCTCTAGACAATTTACTGGTGTTGGGCAAACATTTATATTGAAATCTCAAGGAATAAACACAGTAGGATTAGGAACAACCTCAGGTAATGGAATATTATTAATAAATGGAATTTATCAAACTCCTCTTACCCAAAATGTAACAAATAATAATTTTGAAATTATACAAGACACAACACTAGGTATTAGTAGTGTAGTTTTTAGTGGTATAAGAGATCCTAATACTGATGAAATTAATATTTCAGAATCTGATATCAATCAAAATCAATTACCAAGAGGGGGAATTATCGTTTCTTTAGGTTCAACCGCAGGTCTTGGATATGCTCCATTAGTTGGTGCAAATATTAAAGCAGTTATTGATAACTCAGATGGTTCAATTGTAAATATAGTTGGTATTGCAACGACTGGAAGTCCGATAGCATTTACAACAGTATCATACAATAATCAAAGTGGAATTTTAGACATTTTTTCACCATCAGTGTCCGAATTGTCTGGAGTAAATCAGGTAAAATTAGTTGGACTTGGATTTACTTGCCCATCAAATCCTGGAATAGTATCATATTTCCCAAGTCACAATGATTCCCTCAACATTATTGGAATTGGTACTACTTCATTCTCAGTCAGAGTAGGAACTAGTACTCTTCCACACTATTATGTTGGATATGGAACAATATATCCTTGGTATGAGAATTTAAATTTTGGATCTGGATATAGAAATCCAGTTTCTGTGGCAGTAACTGAAAAAAATCATGTAGGAAGTGCTGCAACAATAACAGCAACTGTCGGTGCTGGAGGAACATTATCTTTCAATATTATTGGAGGGGGTACAGGATACTCAAATCCAACAATTGCAATTTCACCACCATCATATGAAAATTTAAGTGTTATAGGAATATCTAGATTAGGAATAGGGGAAACTACTGATACTGGAATTGGTTTACTATTAAACGTTGAAGTTGGTGCAAGTAGAACAACTGGAATAGGTTCAACTTATTTTGAAGTTTCTTCATTTAAAATAACAAGACCTGGATATAATTTTAGAAGAGGTGATATTTTTAAACCTGTTGGTCTTGTTACTGCACAAGGACTAGATAGTCCTTTAGAAGAATTTAGACTTACTGTTTTGGAAACATATAATGATAGTTTTGCATCTTGGCAATTTGGTGAAATGAACTTAATAGATTCTGTTAAAAAATATCAAAATGGAACTAGAACTAATTTCCCACTATATTATGATAATCAATTACTAAGTTTCCAAACTAACGTAGATGATCCAGACTCTCAAGTTATAGATTTTGATTCCTTACTTGTCATCTTTATAAATGGAATACTTCAAGAACCAAAAATTGCATATGAATTTGTTGGCGGTTCTACAGTAAGATTTTTAACTGCACCGAAAATAGATGATAATGTAGAAATTTATTTTTACGTTGGAACTAGAGGTTCAGACTCCGACCAATTTGATGTCACTTCACCACTTCAAGTTGGTGATACAGTTCAAATATATAGTAATAATTCAAATTTACAATCTACCAGTACGCAAAATCCAAGAACTATTTTTGATATTTTATCATCATCCTTACTAGAGACTAATTTATATTCTGATCAAGGAATTGATTCTAGTAATTTGAAGCCAGTTTATTGGACAAAACAAAAAGAAGATCTTATTATAAACGAAACTGTATATTCAAAATCTAGAGATTCTTTAGAACCTCAAATTTACCCAACATCGAAAATTATAAAGGATGTTACATCTTCATCCGACGAAATATTTGTTGATAGTTTAGGATTATTTAACTATGAAGATGAAGAAAACGAAGTATTTGATTTAATTATCATACCTTCTGAACAATCAGTCCAAGTTGGTATAGTGACTGCAGTTGTTTCTGCTTCAGGTACAATACAATCTTTAAATATTGAAAATCCAGGAAGTGGGTACGGCAATTACACTCCTAGTATTAAAATATCCAATCCATATGTTGGAATTACAACATTTAAAATTGATGAAAATACAATTGGAATAGGATCTACAGCAACAGCGCAATTGATAGTATCCAATGGTTCAATAACTAATGCAGCAGTTATCAATCCAGGTTTAGGTTACACAAATACAAATATTCCACAAGTTATTGTTGAAGAACCGCCATTTTTATTTGAAAATTGCACTGGAGCAAACATTGCTATAGGTTTTGATGGATTAGTTGTAGGTATTGGTACCACAGATGGAATTGGTACAAGTTTAGCTATGAAATTCAAATTAGAAAGATATAGTGGAAATTTTTCAACTTTATCTGTTGGATATCCAATTTATATTTTTGATACTAACGTTGGATCTGGTTTAACATCTATAGATTCTAATGATTCTCAAATTGTGGCAATTTCAACTTCTTTTGTAGATAATATTTATTATGTTCACAATATCGACACTAACTCGGGTGAGATAGTGTGCAATATACTATCAGATAGCACTAATGTTATTGGAATTGCAACTACAGGTAATACAGCAAATCCGGTTGGAAAATTTTCTTGGGGTAAAATTGGAGGTATCGTTCGAGGATCTAATCCAGTTTCAATTGCAGTTAGTGGATATAATGTAAGTTCTGGATTATCAACATATCCATCTATACAAAGAAGAGGATATGGATTAAGAAAAACTGGAGCACTTAAAAAAGATTTGTCTTGAGCATGATATAAATAATAAAAAAACATCTTAACATGCCAGCTTTTGTTACAGATCAATTTAGAATTTTAAATACCAATAATTTCGTTAATTCTATAGACTCTGGTACTGATAATTACTACGTTTTTGTTGGTCTCCCAAATCCAGTACGAAATGGATTTGGGAGAAATATAAATTGGGACTATCAAGATGCACCAGATCCAAACTTAGCAGTATTACCAAATCCCACTGATAATTTTGATTATTTACCACACTATGGGGACACTATAGTGTATGGAAAGAAAATAATATCTCAAAATGTTAAAAGATGTATAAGGAGAATTGACTGGACTCAAGGTGTAAGATACGATATGTATCGTCATGATTATAGTGTATCTAATAGATCTAAGGTTACAGATAGATCTAGATTATATGATGCAAATTATTATGTTATGAATAGTGAATATCAGGTGTATATTTGCATATCAAACGGATCTAGTGGAACTAATCCTACAGGTAATCAATCTCAAGATGAACCATTATTTGTAGATTTGGAACCATCAAAAGCAGGGACTAGTGGGGATGGATATATATGGAAATATTTGTTTACAATTTCACCAACAGATATTATAAAATTTGATTCCGTCGAGTACATACCATTACCAAACAATTGGGAAACCTCTACTTTACCACAAATAGTTTCAGTTAGAGAAAACGGAGACTCTACTCTTAATAACAATCAAATTAAGTTTGTGTATATTGATAATGGTGGAGGTAGTTATAATACTGGAGAAGTTAAAATTCTCGGTGATGGGTCTGGAGCAAGAGTCTATGTAGAAACTAATGAAGATAATCAAATAGTAAAAACAACTGTAACTGCTGGTGGTAGTGGATATACTTACGGGATAGTGGATCTTGGACCATTGCAAATTAGTGATAGTATACAATTTCCAGCGAAGCTTATTCCAATTATACCACCTTCTAGAGGACACGGATACGATTTATATAAAGAATTGGGTGCTGATAGAGTTTTAATTTATAGTAGATTTGATGATTCTTCAAAAGATTTTCCAGTAGACACTAAATTTGCTCAAATAGGAATATTAAAAAACCCAAAAAACTTTGTTTCAGATAGTCTTTATACTGCGGATAGATTTTCTGCTTTATATTCTTTAAAAATAAATCTATCTACAGGATCTCCAATACCAATAGTGGGAGAAAGAATAGAACAAATTTTCTCAAATGGATCTAAAGCACTTGGATATGTAGCTTCTTATGATAGAGTAACAACAGTACTAAAATATTTTAAAGATAGATCTTTATACTACCAACCTGGTGGACCAGATTATGATCAAACAGACTATGTTGGAATTTCATCATCTGCTGATGCAACAGTTAATTTCAGCACCAGTGGAGGTCAAGTTAGAGGTGTTGAGAGTGGTTTTATATCTAGTATAGACAGCACATTTAATAATTCTGTAGTAACTGTAGGGAATAAAACAATTAATTTAGATGTTAGTTTTATTTCTGGAATTGCAAAACCTGAAATAAATAAAACATCCGGAGATATTCTTTATATTGATAATAGGCCTTTAGTAGAAAGAAACTCTAGGCAAAAAGAAGATATCAAAATTATTCTAGAATTCTAAAAAATGGCACAAAAAACTAATCTCAACGTTAATCCATATTTTGATGATTTTAATTCTGACAAAAATTTTTACAAGGTTTTGTTTAATCCAGCAAAACCTGTACAGACTAGAGAATTAAATACAATTCAATCTATTTTACAAAATCAAATAGAATCTTTTGGAAGTCATATTTTTAAGGAAGGATCTGTCGTCATACCTGGTGGAATAACTTATGACCCAGAATATTCTGCAGTAAAATTAAATTTCAATTCATTTGGAGTTGATATCTCTACGTATATAAACAAATATGTTGGTCAAACTATTAGAGGACAAGTTTCGGGAATAACAGCAACTATATCTCAAATTGTTTTACCAAATAGTAATGGTGTCGAAAATATTACTTTATACGTAAAATATAAAGAATCCGATTCAAGTTATAGTAAAAAATCATTTTTAGATGGTGAATCGTTACTTTCTACAGAATCAATATCTTATGGAATTAATAACACTATAATTCCGGAAAATACACCATTTGCTTCTTTAATATCTGAAAACGCAACTTCTTTGGGATCATCTGTTTCTGTAGACAATGGAGTTTATTTTGTTAGAGGAACTTTTGTAAATGTTAATAAAGAGACTTTAATTTTAGACTACTATACAAATATTTCTTCTTATAGAGTAGGATTTAAAGTATCTGAACAAATTGTAACAACAAAGGATGATGAAAGTTTATTTGATAATGCAAAAGGTTTTACAAACTATGCATCCCCAGGTGCTGATAGACTAAAAATATCT